TAAACTTTGCCACAAGATTACTACTTAAAACTTGCAATGTTCCATCTGAGTAGATGTTATCACCATCTTCATACATTGATCCAACTGCTTCACTTTCCAGATCATTAAATTCTTTTAACGATTCTGGATATCCAAGACCACGTATCCAATTCTGAAGTTCCATATAATTTACAAGATCCTCATCAACCAAGAATCTAATATTTAAATCTCCGAATTGAATTTTATCTCCAGGTATATCAATATCTTTTAAATATGATGGTTGAGTTGCAACTCCAAGATCTAAAGACGGAATATTAGCTTGGTTGCAAAAGAATGCAGCGCCAGGACTTCTTTTCAAAGAAAATTTAAATCCTGTTGGTGAAAGAAAATTTCTGTTTTCTAATGGAGTTCCTGTTCTTTCTTTAGCCTTCTTTCTGGTCGCCATTACTAATACAGTTTTTTACTATTTATCCACATAATAAAAAAAGACCCCCCGAAGGAGGTCTTTGACTGATTGTGAATCAAATCACATGAGGTTCTTAACTGCAACTCTTCTGTAGTAGCGGTTGCTGTTAACTCTGAGGCGACCTGCGCCAACGGTGGTTCCTTCAGCGAATGGGTTTGCGACCATGCCGTAGCGGGTCTTAAAGCCAATCTTGGGCTGGAAGGTGTTCTCTCCAACTGCACGAACCATCTGAAGAGGAACGTATGGGCAGTAGAATAGACCTGCGTCATAAGGTGAAGTACCCTTATAACCAACAACGTAATACTGGTTGCCGCCTGCTGCGTTAGCAGAGGTGAGGTTTGCAGAATAAGGATCGATGTATACACGATACTTACCTTGCAGAACACCAGCGAAGGTGTTACCAGTGTCGTCAACGTTCAGGTTAGCGTTGAGTGCGGGGGTGTAATCAAGTACACCGGCCATGGTGAGTGCGGAAGCAACGTCTGCGGAACACAGAATCATGTTGCCCTTTCCTCTACGAGTGCGTTGTGCAATTGCGTTTGCATCGCGCTCGATTTGGAACAGAAGTCCTTTGAACTTCTCAACAGACCAACGACCATTGGAGTCGATGTCCAGGTCGAAGATACCAGCAGTAGCGGTGTTAGAAACAGCGCCTTGCTCAGCAACCTTATAGACGGTTCTGATGACTTCACGGTTGATCTCAGCCAGGATCTCAGAAGAGAGGATGTTGGCGAGTTCCGCTTCAGCATTCAGACCATGGATTGCCTTAAGGTCTTGTGCCAGTTCTAAAGAGTACTCTGCTTTCAGTGCTCTGGACTTAGCGGTGACGGTGACTTTCTCGATCGAGAATGCCATTTCGTTGAAGTTGTCACCAGCGGTGCCAAGATCTTCAGCTTCGTCAGTACGCATGCCCTGACCGACATCATATCCCGTAGAGGATGCTGTGCCAACAGGGTTCAGTGCAGCAGGGTTGCTACCTGATTGTGCGGTAGTACCCAAACCAGCGGCAACATCGGACATGCCGTTGGTGAGGTCAAATCCTTCGTTCTGACCTGCGAATGCGGTATCTGCTTCGTTGAACAGTGCCTCTGTACCAGCCTGAGTGCTGTACTTAGAGCGCATTGCAAAGATCAGTCCGGTAGGACCAGACATTGGTTGAACGCCAGCGAGGTCATAAGCGACCAGGTTAGGCATTGAGCGGCGGATCAGGGAGATCAGTACAGGGTCGAAACCTGCAACTGTCTGACCACCAGCGGAAGTATATCCGCCGTTACCAACAGCGTTGGTGGGTTGCTCAGTAAGCATACCACCGCCCTCGAAGGCGGCTTGCTCTTGAGCGAATTTTTCTTGGTTTTCTAACAGGACTGCGGTTACAGCTCTACGATGGGGATCAGAGATCTTATCGCATCCCTCATGATTGAGGAGAGGTGCCCACTTTTCCTGCAGATGCTCAGATTGGAACATTTGCTTTTCCTTTAAAGTTTAGGGGTTTGAGTTTAATATATTCAGTTTGCTAAGGTCGAACCCAGCATTTTCAGGTATGCAGCCATCTGACCTGAGTGTTGCTCACCAGGTGCTGCGTTGTCTACACCCTCAGAAAGGGTTTCGGTTTTAGCAGCTGCAGACTCTTTCTTAGAGTTGAAATACGACTCTTTAAGAGTATTCAGCTTTTCACGATATGTTTCCTCACTTTCAAACTCTACACTCTCGGCAAGTGAAGCGAGCTTCTCCTTTTGGGTCTGTGCAAGACCTTCAGATACTTGATCTAGAACTCCATCAGCAACCGACTCAGAAAGACGGGAGTTGAGTGAAATATTTTTCTCGATTTGCTCGTTGAGTTTTGTCTCCATGTCATCAAGTTTTTCTACCATGCTCTCAAGAACATCATACTTCTCTTCAGGGATTTGTACATAATGTTCTTCAAATAGACCCTTCATTCCTTTCAGGAAAGATTCGGTCATTTCAGTCTTGAGTGCATGCTCAATAACAAGTGCGTTCTCAGTGAACCACTCGTCTGAAACATACTCTAGATAGGAATCAACTCGCTCTGCGAGTTCTCCTTTTGCTTCAGCAACTTCTTCATCCAGTTTCGCATTATATTGCGATTCCAGAACTTCGGTTACTTCAGCAATCTTGGACTTAAGTGCGGCCTCGAAAATTGTTCTAGCCTTCTCTTTGAATTCTTCAGAGAGATCTTCACCGCCAAGAAGTGCATTGACATCTTCTTCGATGTCAATTTCAGTCAGTTGAGGTGCCTCGGCATAAGTTGCCTCGTCCTCTTCTACTACTTCTTCTTCTGTTGCTTCTTCTTCAGATACTACCTCGTCTACGATCTCTTGATCTTCTTCGATAGTTTCTTCGGTTTCCAGGTCCTCCTCCTCCTTCATGCCCTTCATAGGCTCAGCAGGTTTTGCACCTTTGTTTACTACATCCTTAACACCCTTAAGAGTAGAACCAGGAGTCTTCAGCTTTGCCGAATCATCGTCTGGTTTGTAATTCTCGGGAGAAGGACCCCCAAGATCTTCGTAAGGAGTGGCGATGGAAGTATCCATCCCCTCTGCTGGTTTCGCTCCGGCATTGACAGCAGTCTTGGATTGCTTTGTGCCTACTTCCATTTCTTGTAAATCTCCACGAGACATGTGAACGCTCCGATTATCCTGGATAAAATCTATATTTATTTATAAATAATAATATTTTATGTATCAGATTAGATACTATTAAGAAAATCATTGAACAAATTCAGTTTTTGTTCGTCTAATTTTCTTTCAGCTGTAAGTTTATTAATAGAAATTCTAGTTTCTTCTGCTTTTCTTTCACGCAGAAGACTTCCTTCCCAAACCCATTCTTTACCTTCCATAATACCCTCAACAAATGCATCGGGAGCAGAAGGATCGGCAACAATATCAGCAGCTGTTGCTAACATAAAGTCGTCACCGACAATATTAACACCCTCACGGGTCTGCTTTAATGATCCAATACCACGAGAAGAAACACCGAGTTTTACGCCTTCATCAATAAGTGAAGATGCAATATTACCCATTGGGGTATTGAGAATTTTTGCTTTACCAATAAAATTAGAACCGTGCTCTCTTAAAGAGACGATTTTATGAGAAACTCTATCAAGATTAACGGTAGGACCGTCTGGATGACCAAGTTCGCCAAGTGCTCTTCCTGATACAATATTACTTTCATTGTAACGAGAAACTTCCTTGCGAAGAGTTTCCATAGGATACATACGACCATTACGGTTTTTGATGTTACCCTGAAGGAAAACTCCTTCAATATACATGGATTTTTTACCAGATTTTGTTTTCTCTATGAGAAACTTTACTGATTCAATTTCTTCTCTAATAAGTTTCATTAGGATGGTCCTCCAGCAGATTGAATTTGTTGATAATGAAGAGTTCCAGTTCCATCACCATAAGCAGCGACCATAAATGATCCTCTTAGTTCTGCATACGATGTAGATAGAAGTGCGGCAGGGTTTCCTGCAGATGAATTGTGATCAACCACGATTCTTGTGCCATGATAACCATCTTTACCAGCGGTATTATCAACGGTCTTTACAATTTTATGAGTGAAATTATAATCAGTCTGACCAGTTACAGTAAGACTAACAGCATCACCAACTCCAAATGGAGATCCAGTTCCTTCAGCAAAATCAATAGTTGTTGTTGCTCCGGTTGTGATACCAGACACTCTATTTGATTGAGGTTTTCCAAGACTAATTATCTCCGATTCACCAGTGTGAACAAAGTAATTAGTTACTGCAGCAGTTGGAAGAGTTCCAATGGCGACATGTGCTCCGGCACCTTTTGCCACAACTCTTAGGTATTCTGACTGGTGTACGGTTTGGTCAACACCCCTCCTATTAGCTCCACTAGCAATAGGTAAGGCGGAATTAATTCCTGCTGGGTTATGCGCCATTATCCTTAAAGTTCATTTAACAGTTATTTATAATCACTCTTCGTCAGGAGTGATATCCTCTTCTACATCATCTACAGATTCTTCAGTACCAAACATTGAATCTGATACCGAAGGACGGTATGCATCAATTTTTTCTGCAGATTTTGCAAATAGAAGTTCTTTAATTTTGTCACTGACTTGAGAGGGTGACTCATCAGTTGTGATCATATCTAAAAGGTCATCCATTTAAGTGTATTATATACGACTAATGAGTATTTATATCTCACCACCTTTAGGCATCTCTGGTGCCTCGGTTGATGATCCATCAATGTCTGGTTCCATTTGAGGTTTTCCCAAATCATCACCTACAGCATCGTCAGGTGCAAAAGGTAATCCAGTTGAAGGATCAATTGTTGCAGGATCAGGAATTATACCATCTTTAATTTCCTTATCAATAAGTTTATCTTGCTCAATAATATCCATATCAGTTTGACGTAAAATCTTACGTCTTACATAATCTTGTGAGTAATACTTGCCAACATATGGTTCTGCAGTTGCAACAAGAGCAAGTCTCTCGTTCATTAATTCTGCTTCTTTCAGTTCAGAGAAGTGGTTATCATAGAGGAAGTCATACTGAATATGCTCACTCATTGACTCCCAATCTTCAGGAGTAATTATATTCTTCAAGAGCAATTGAGTCTTCAGCATGTCATTAAACATGTTAGAAAATCTCTTTCTCAAACGACCAACAAACTTGGTAAATTTGAGTTCATCTCTTAAGATCTCAGAAGATCTCCCCAAGTTAAACCCACCTTCTCCATCCATTCTCGA